CTAGATAATAGTACAAGATATGTAGTTGGTAAAATCCTTAATGTTTTAGAAGGAACAAGAATCTTAGTCGCAGGTAAAACTGACTAATAAGTCGGGGATAACTATGATTATGATGAGATACCTTTTGAAAATGTATAAGGTAAGCTACACAAAATAGAATTACTTAATCCAAAAAGACAAATAGAAGATTCAACATTTAACCATAAATATTATAAAACTATATAAAAAATAAGTTAAAAACTAGTTGAAACAGGTGTTATATATAAAAATAATTAATATAATACAACACCAAGTTTCGTTTAAATTAGTCATATAAACTTATTATATGGATTATATAGTAGATAATTATCAGCTAAATTAGAACCAGAACCTACTGTCTTATAAGATTATTTTAATTTTAATGTTAAAAGCTTAAAATAAGATTATGATAAACATTATTATAAATTTAAAACCTAGTTGTATACTATATAAGATTATCTCAAGGAAGTTCTGCCAGCAAAAAGGAAAGCCTATATGTCTGGCTGGTAGTATTTTAAAAAATATTAACGTATAGATAACACTTATATTTTAATATAGAAACCATTTGAATTTAATTATGAAAGTATACAAGCAGAACGAGAACGAGTTAGACCTAGATTAATTTTTAATCCTTCACGTTCAAGTAAGGCTGTAATGGGGTTTTATAATTATTGTTTTATTAAAATCTTGAAAGAATGCTATCCAGAGTTTTGCCACGGACTTAATTCAAAATAATTGGCAAAGAGAATGTAATGGATATATGAACTATATGGTGAATAATCTTTTACATTAACTTACGATGCTAGTTAACATGATAGTCATTAAAATATTGGCGTATTATTATCTACAGATAATGTGTTTCACTAACTATGGTGTGAATGCATATTTGATATGATGTAATTAACAATTAATGAGAGAGAAATCATTCGAGAGTCGGTATTTTAACGAGTGAAGTTCTTTTTAGTCATGGTGGGCAAACAAATAATTGGAAAAATTTAAATGGATGGAAATGTTGGTAGTGGTATAACCATTGAGACTACTGGTGGTAATAGTTTAAGAGTAGTATAATATAATCGATATGTAAAATTTTTGGCATATTAAAATTTCAAACCCAAAGACGTATTAGAGTAAGCATTAGTAAAAAAGACAAAAGATTTACCTAATTCCTTAGTCTAAGGTGATGACGTTGAGTAAGTTAATGCCATTTTTATAAAAGATTATATAATTTCAGCTCTTTTAAGAGTTTACTCATTAGTCAATGAAAAGAAACAACATGGTTTAGGATTATTAATTAAATGTATAACAATCTCAAAATTTCATGTTGATTTTTTATCAAAAATTGGTTATAAAGATAATTTTAATAATATAATAGTACATAGGAGATTTGATAAAACTATATTGTCCGGTAATGTAAGTGTGAAAATAGATAATGTATTCTCGAAAGAAGCACATAGTCATGCAATAACGGATTCATTGAAATCATGGTGCTTGCCTATTCCTCTCTTTAGGAGCTATTATCTTTATAGACGTTAAACATTAAAACGCCCACATTTCACTTAACGATAATATAGGAGGATCGTCTAATTTTAACAATAAAATTTTTCTAAAGACGAAATCATTTATCCTTAAGACTTTTATTTTAATTATATAGGTTATTATTAAAAATATGATTATTCTTATTTGTTTTATTCTAGTCTTTAATAATTCGGTTATTT